TGGACACGGATGGACACGGATGGACACAGATATGAACTGCGAAAAATGTGATCAACCAATGGTGTGGCTGGCCGGCGCGCTGGTGTGCGCCAACCAGAATTGTACGGCAAATCACCCGACGACGGCCAGCGGAACTACCATACTCACGTTTCCGCCAGGTCGCAGGTCGTATTCCTACGAAGAGGCTTGCGCGGTAGCCAAGGAATGGATGCGGGAGAATTACGGTCCAATGGCGCGGTTGAATCGAGAAGGGAAAGACCGTTACTGTGAAAAACTTGGCTTGCTGGTGGATTTCCTTTGGACGTTGCACCCGCCGGACAACCCACAAACCCATTAAACCAATGAGCAAGACGCCCGAGTATAGCATCAAGGAGTTGGCCGAACTTTTGGGGCGGTCAACCAAGTATGTTTATTCCATGCGGGCGCGCGGGTTTATCATGCGGTGGGACTTCAAAACGCGGGTGTTTGTGGCCACTTTGCCGGCGGCGCGGCGCTGGATCAACCAGACGGGATTCACCTTGCACGAGGGAAAGCCGCGCTTTTCCGGTTCTAAACGGTTCTAAACTGCCCGCTTTTCTTCAAAGACGGGTGGATTTTTAGTAGCGGCGTGAGCAAGCGCCGTCCATCTGCATCACCAAAGGGCAAAGCGAAACCCCGTCACCCCGGCGGGGCGCCTTTGCTTTACCAGAAGCGCTACGGCCACTTGGCCCGCAATTTCTTCCTACTAAACCAAGGCGCAACAGACGAAGACCTGGCCCACTACTTGGGCGTTTGCCCGGCCACGGTCCACAACTGGAAGAAAAAAAAGCCGGAGTTTTTAGAGTCCATTAAGGAGGGGAAGGAGGTTGCCAACGTGGAAGTGGCGTGCGCGCTGTACCGGCGGGCGGTGGGATTTGAGATCACGGAGCAGAAACTTGCCAAGGACGGCAGCGTAGTGGACTGCAAATCATTTGTGCCGGGGGACGTGCAGGCGATGAAGTTATTTTTAACGAACCGGACCGGGTGGCGGGATAAGACGGCCACCGAGGTAACGGGCAAGGATGGCGGGCCGGTGGACATGGTGGCGGCTACGCCGGAGCAACTCCGGGAGCGTATCCGCCAGCTAGGCGGGGAAGCAGGTTTATACAAGCGGCACGATTGATTATGCAAAAGCACATTGAAATGGCCCAGGAACGCCCGGGACAAATGCACGAGGAACACGGGGTCCCGATGGACGAGGATATTCCCCTGGGGAAACTGATTGCGGCGGCCAAGGGCAAGGGCAGCAAGGCGGCGCGGGCGCGCAAGGCGCTGGCGTTGCGGCGCAAGCTCGAGGGCAAACCGAAGGACCTGGACGACGCCATGAGCCGCGGCTTCAAAGAGGGACAGCCCGGCGAGGAAACGGGCGAGCCGGCGGCGATCGAGGCGGAGGAAACAATCGAAGGGGTGGAATAACCCATGACACTGTTGCTGATCATCACCATGAGCCTGTCCCAGCTATCCGTCAACCAGCTAAACGAGCGGTTGGCGTACCTGGATCTGGCGAAGGTGGATCTGATTCAGTTCGCGCGGCTGACCATGCCGGTGGCGGCGGATCGGCAGAATCCCCGGTTATCGCGTTATCAGCCGGCGGAACACCATAGCTACATTGGCGGCCGGCTCGAGAAGCTGGCCCGCGGGCAAATCAAGCGCCTTATGCTGCAGGTGCCCTATCGGCACGGCAAAACAGAACTCGCGGTGCGGCGCTTTGTGCCATGGTTGCTGGGCCTTTACCCGGAAAAGAGCGGGATCGTTGTCACGCACACGGACAGCTTGGCCAACGAACACGGGCGCGACGTGCGGAATTGCATGTTGAGCGAGCCGTACAAGCAGATCTTCACCCGGCGGGACTGCCAGCTACGCGAAGACTCCAAGGCGATGGACCGGTTGCAGGTTTACGGGGGCGGGGCGGTGCAGTTCACGGGCCGGTCCGGGTTGGGCGCTGGGTTTGGCGCGGATTGGATCATCTTTGACGACTTTTTCAAAAACAGCGAGGAAGCGCGGTCCAAGGCGGTCCGGGAACACGCTTGGGAGACGTACATATCCGACTGTAAAACCCGCTTGAACGACGCCAACGGGTGGGTGTTGATCATTGGCACACGCCGGCATGAAGACGATGTACAGGGGCGGTTGATAGATCCGGCCAACCAGCATTACGACGAGCGCGAGGCGCAACGGTGGACGGTGATCCGGCTGCCGGCGCTGGCGGAAGTGGACGACCCGATGAACCGGCGGATAGATGAACCCTTGTGGCCGGAGCGCTTTCCGTTCGCGTTTTGGGATGAAATGCGCCAGCACAAGTCTCCCCTCGTGCGCGCGGACTTCCAGACCCAGGCGCAGTGCAATCCTTCCCCGGAATCCGGCACTTATTTCCTGGCGGAGTGGCTTTGCGAGTATCAGCGGGAGGATCTGCCGAAGCATTTACGGCGGTACGCGGCCAGCGATCACGCGGTCAGCACGCGGCAGGAGGCGGATTTTACCTGTATGGGCGCGGTCGGGATCTGCCCGGCGGGGGATGTTTGGGTGTTGGACGAACTCTTTTGGGAGCAGAAACCCACAGACGTGGTGATCGAAGCCATGCTGGGGATCATGCGCCGGCAACAGCCGGTAACGTGGTGGGCGGAATCGGGACATATCACAAAGTCAGTCGGGCCGTTTCTCCGCCGGCGGATGATCGAGGAAAAGGTATTTTGCGCGGTGGACGAAGTGGTGCCGGTGGTGGACAAGCAGCAGCGGGCTCAATCCATCCGCGGCCGGATGGCCATGCGGAAGGTTCACTTTCCGGCGTTCGCGGCGTGGTGGCCGAAAGCCAAGCAACAGCTACTCAAGTTTCCGAACGATGCCCATGACGACTTTGTGGACATGCTGGCGCATGTGGGGATGGGATTAGATCGGCTGGTCGGCGCCGAGACGCCGGAGCCATGGGATAAGCGCGCCAAGCCGGGCACGTTAGCCTGGGTGAAAGAGAACCACGAACAAGCGCAAGCCGCGAAGCGCAAAGGGATCATCGCGGGATATTGATTTATGACCACGACCGAACAAAGCACACAAGGAAAGCTGCCCTTGCCGCAACGGCTGGTGGCGGCCGGACAAATGTTGATCACGGGCGAACTGCCGCAGCCGGTGGAACAGCCGGCCCCGTCACGCGCGGCGCTGGTGAAGGAATGGACGGAGCGGGTTAAGGGCGGCAAGGAATTTTGGAAACCGATTTTTGACAAGATCCGGGAGGAAATGGAATTTGCGGCCGGCAACCAGTGGGGCGACGAGGAATTGAGCGGGGATGATGGCAAGTACCAGGCGAACATTGTCCAACGGCACTTGGCGCAGAAGGAAGCCAGCCTTTACGCCAAGAATCCTAAAGCAATCGCGCGCAAGCGCCAGCGGTTGGAGTTCAAGATTTGGGACGGGGACGTGCAAAAGTTGCAACAGGCGCAAGCGGCGGTCCAGCAAAGCATGGCCATGTTGCAGCAGGCGCAAGCGGCGAACCCGGGCGTGGACGTGCGCGCGGCGGTGCCGCCCCCGCCGGCGGAAGCGCTGGCGTTGGTGGCGGACTACGAGAACGGGATAAAGGTGCGCGCGGCGCTGGATCGGGTGGCCGTGACCCTGGAACTGGTTTATGAGGACCAGCTAAAGGCGCAGATGCCGGATTTCAAAACCAGCATGAAAAAGCTGGTCCTGACCGGTTTAACGTGCCGGGTAGGTTGGGTGAAGGCGGGATATTACCGGGAAACGGACGATTATCCCCAGGCGACGGCGCAAAAACATGGGTTGGTGGACCAGCTAAAGGCGTTATCCGAGCGCGCCGGCGAATTAGCCGCGCAGCAGGACCCGGATTCATCGCTGGTGGCGGAGTTGGAGATTATGGCCAATGCGCTGAAATGCCAGATGGAATGTGGCGCGGGCGCGATCACGCGGGAAGGGTTGGTGTTCAACTTCCCGAAGACCACGAGCATAATTGTGGACCCGAATTGCACCGAGTTGCGCGGGCTGGTGGGGGCGCGCTGGTTGGCCGAGGAATTTATGCTGACCGCGGCGCAGGTGTTCGAGGCGTACGGCGTGCGGCTGAATGGGAGCGGGGCGGTCGTGTATGCCGAGGACGGGAGCGAACCTAATCCGATCGAAGCGGCGCAGCAGAAAACCGCCGGGCCGGAAAAGCGCTTTTGCGTGTGGGAGATCTATGACCACGCGACGCAGCTAAAGCTGGTGGTATGCGATGGCTTCCCGGACTTCCTGGAAGAACCGGGCGCGCCGATGCCGGCGCTAAAAGATTTCTGGCCGTACCAACCCTTGGTGTTCAACCGCGTGGTGGTGGAAAAGAACCTGCCGGAGAAAGATGTAACCATTTACCCGACCAGCGATGTGCGGTTGCTGATGCCGTTGCAGAAGGAAATCAACCGGAGTCGGGACTGCCTACGGTTACACCGTATCCATGCGTTGCCCCGGTATGCGGTATCGGCGGCGGCGGCGCTATCAGATGCCGACGCCACGGCGTTGGCCAGCGGCACGCCCGGGGTGGCGATCAAGCTAAACGGCATGGCGCCCGGCGAGGATGTGGCGAAGCTGATCCAACCGATCCCCACGATCCCGCCCAGCCCGGCCGTTTACGACACGCAGCACGTTATGACGGACGTTTTGACCGTGGTCGGGAGCGCGGAAGCTAACCTGGGCCCGGTCCAGCCGCGCGTGACGGCCACGCAAAGCAGCATTGCCGAGGGCAGCCGGATTAGTTCGGTATCCTCGAACGTGGACGACTTGGACGACTTGCTTACCTGGATGGCGCGCGCCGGCGGGGAGATCTTGCTGGGAAACATGAGCCGGGAAACGGTAACCGAGATTGCCGGCCCGGGCGCGGAGTGGCCGGAATTTAACCGGGAACAGATCGCCAAGAGTTTGTTCCTCGAGATCCAGGCGAGCAGCAGCGGCCGGCCCAACCGCAACATGGAAGTGCAAAACTTCCAGATCCTTGCCCCGCTATTGCAGCAGATCCCCGGCATTAAACCGGACTTCATGGCGCGCGAAGGGTTGAAGCGCCTGGATGATCGCCTCGAGTTGGCCGACGCCTACGATCCGGCGCTGGCGGCCCAGGCGCAAATGCAAGCCACTTTGCCGGCTGGCGGTCCGCCGGCGGCAGGAAACCAAACACCATAAAAACAAACCATTGACATAAAGGAGGGACGGAGTTATGACAGAAACAGAAAGTGCGCTACCGGCCGAATCGCAACCGGCCAATCCCACCGGCGGGACTGCACCCGCAGAAGCCGGATCAGGCGCTACGCCGCAATCGCCCGCGGCAAATCCCACGGACGCTAACGCAGACGTTACGGACCCGTCCACCGTAGAAGGCGCTAAACCGCGCTCGCTTTCGGAAGTCATGGACGCCGCGTTGAACGGCGAAACCAACCCCGAAGGCAAGCCCGCAGAGGAATCGCCTACCAATGCAAACGCGGAAGCAGGAAAGGCCGAGTCAGACGGCGGGCCCAAGCAGGATGATCCGGGCAAACCGAAAGAGGAGGCGGCAGAGAATGTTCCTTTCCATAAGCATCCGGCATGGCAGCGGCAAATTGCCAAGAGCAAGACGCTGGCCGGCCAGGTGGAGCAGTTGACGCCTAAGGCGCAAGTGGTGGATGAACTGATCAGCTACACAGGTGGCGAGCAGGGATTTCAAAACGCGCGCGAGTTGATGCGGACGTTTGCGACCGATCCGGCAGCGGCAGTGCCAATGCTGGAAACATTGTTGGACGACGCCCGCGGGCGTTCCGGTTTGAAGCTGGTAAGCCAGGATTTGACCCAAAAGGTTGAAACCGGCGAATTGAGCGAACCGGACGCGATCGAGATTGAGAAGGCGCGGGCCGCCACGAGAGCGGCCCAGCAGCGGCAATCCGAGCAACAACAGCGGCAACAGCAGGAACAGGCGCAAGCCAGCCGGCAACAGATTGTGACGGCGCTGGATGCCTGGGAAAAGAATGTTTCGCGCGATCCTGATTACGCGGGAATCAAGGACTTGGTGGAAGCCAAGGCCGCGTTGCTATTGCAACAGAAGATTGCCGAAGCCAAACGGCCGTTGAACTCACACGAAATGGTGGGAGTCGCCCAAGCCAGTTTGGACGCGGTACGGCAGCAGATCGGGAAAATGCTGCCGCGCCCGGGGGCAATCCGGCCGGGGCCGAAGCCGGGATCATCCGTAACCGCCAGCCAGCGGCCGCGGAATTTAGACGAGGCTATGGACGCCGCGCTAACCGGGTAGCTGATTGGCACAAAGCGAAAGCAAATATATGGCGATCAGTTTCAGTAACTTCGATAATTTGGTGAACAGCGCCCTTGATTTCTACGTCAAGGAAGATCCGCTGATTCAGAACATCCAGGAAAAACCCCTTTTGGCCGCCCTGAAAGAGCGCCAGAAGACGTTCCCCGGCGGTCAGGGCTATATCAGCCTGCCCGTGCAAGGGGCGGTGGCGGCGGACACGGCCGGCTTCTTCGCCGGGTACAGCCACACCGATCAGGTTGGGTTTGTGCACCCGGACAACATCCTCCGGGCAAAATACCCCTGGCGGGAAGTCCACGCGGGGATTGTGCTGGATTACACCGAGCTCAAGCAGCGCGGCGTGTCCATCGTGGACGGCAAAGCGCCGGCGGCGCCGACCTCGGGCGAAATCCAGATCGTTAAGGATTACGTCAAGGCGGTGCTGACGAACGACTTTGGCGAATCCTTCGCGCGTTCGATGAACTCCATGTGCTGGAAGGACGGCAGCCAGGACGCCAAGCAAATGCCCGGCGTGTTGGCCGTGCTGGACGACGACGCGACCAGCGGCACGATCGGCAGCCTGGACCGCGCGACGTATAGCTGGTGGCGGCATCGTACCCTTGTGGGCGCGAACGCGATCACGCCCAGCGCCGCCAACTCCACGCTGGTCCGCACGTTGAACGATGAAATGGTTCAACTGATGCGGTACGGCGGCCGCCCGGACCTCGCCTTTGCCGGTTCGGACTTCCTCTCCGCCTTGCGCGAGGAACTGTTCGGCAAGATGCAGTTCTCCCAGGCGGGCTTGTCCAAGAAGGACGAAACCCAAGTCGGCGTGGCCGATGTGGCGCTCAACAACCTCGTGTTCAAGTACGATCCGACCTTGGATCAGTTGGGCAAGGGCAAGCGGGCGTACATCCTGGACAGCCGGCATATCACCCTCCAACCGATGGACGGGCAGGACATGGTGGTGCAAAAGCCGACGCGGCCGTACGATCAGTACGTCTTGCTAAAGGCCGTCACTTGGACCGGCGCGCTCACGTTCGATCAACTGAACTGCCACGGCGTTTACGAGATCAAGTAATCACCATCCCGGCGGGGGTAATCCCCCCGCCGGGGCTTAAACCGACCATAACTATAACAAAAGGTAAAACAGTGAAAACCATGTTCAAATACGTCTTCGCCCTTGTGGCGCTTCTCGTGGCTACGACCGCCTTTGCCGGCGGCTTCAAAAGCCAGTCGTTCCTCAACACCACGGCCAGCAGCTACCCGTTGTTGCTGACCAATACGGGGGTGTTCACCTACGGGAGCAGCTACGACTACACGAACAGCGCCGGCACGCGCGTTACCAACAGTGCGATCTTTACCGATTGCGCGAATTGGCCCGCGGCGGATGGTGCCGCCAACGCCAACGCCAACGTAACGGTGCGCCTGGTAGGTACAGCCGCTACTCTGACCAACTCAATCACCTTTGTCTTGGCCAAGGTGGGGGATGGGGTAAACGCCAGTACCATAGCCGGGGACAAGTTCACGTTTGTAGTGACGCCCAACGGCACTACGGAAGTGGTGGCATCCACCAACGTCCCGGCGGCGCTCTTAACCGGCGCGGGCAAGGTGAGGTTGCTATCCGTGACCAGTGGGGCGGCCAACACGAACTGCTTGATCAAGGCGGTTTCGTTTAACGGTTTCCCTCCGTAATTGGTGGGTGTTTGGGGTGTCGGCGGGGTGGCGTGATGGCCGCCGCCCTGCCGGCGCTTCATAACTTCAACCAGTAAAACCGCCATCGTTGAAACCAAACACCATGAAGACCATAAACTGCAGGATCAAGCTACACGAGTTTGCCGACATTTCCGGCTTGGGGATCACCCCGGCGGAAGCGGTGGTACTCCAAACCCTCCACGGCGCGAACGCCGGCGGGGCTGGGAAAGTGATTATGAACCCCGTCGCGGCCGGCGAAGTCAAGCGGAGCGACGTGGAAGAAGTGAACCGGCTGATGGGGAAATATCCGGTCCGCGGTAAAAGCGAGCAGCCGATTGTCAAGGAACTGTTCCCCGGGGCGCTGCCGAAGCTGCCGGCGTCGTTTGCGGAGATCGGCATTGAAAACGTGGCCGAACCGGCGAAGGGAAAGAAAACCCCGGCCGAAACGCCTACGGAATAAGTGATTTATGCGCGGCAAAACCCTGGCCAACCTCGTGACGCTGTTAAAAGCGGAGATTGGCCAGGTTTTGTCTTCCGACGCCACGGGTAATGACGATGTGCTTAAAGCCAAGCTGGCGGCCCAGCAGGAGTTTTTAGGCGCAAAATACCGGTGGGACTTTCTGACGGTTGAAGCGGATGTAACGCTGGTGGCGGGGACGCGGCTTTACAGTTACCCCACCCGGACTGATTCCGGCAATGCCACCGTGGAAAATCCCTGCCGCGACCACGAGGTAAAGGTAGAAACCTTATCGGGCGGGCGGTGGAGTTGTGTGGAAGCGGGCATTTCCGGGGAACAATACAACATTGTGGACAGTGAGGCCGGCACGCGGCTGGACCCGGTAACGCGCTGGCGGATGCTCTACACCGGCGGGGCGCTCAAGATCGAGGTTTGGCCGATCCCGGCAACGGCCGGCACGTTGCGGCTGACCGGCCAGCGGACCATTAACCGCATTACCGCCAATTCTGACGTGGCGGACCTGGACGACCAGCTAATTGTCTATTTTGCCGCGGCGGAGATCCTGGCCAACTTAGGCCAGAACGATGCCCAGGCGAAGCTCGCCAAAGCGCAGGACCGGCTAAACACCTTGCGCGCGGCCCAACCGCAACCGATCGAACGGAAGACGTTTGTGATTGGCGGCGGCGCCACTATCCGCGGCGGCGGGCCGAAACCAACGATTGCAGTTAACTACACACCATAGGCAGATTATGACTAGATCCATTAAATCCAGCGGCGCGGTATTAAGCCTGATCCTTTCGGACGTGGGCGCGCGGCCCAACCTTGTGCGCCTCGAAGGTTTTATGAATGGCAGCGCGGCCAGCATGTATTACCTTCACCTTTATGCGGCCACGGCGCTTTCAGCCCTGTCCAATGGGGCATCCCCGCTTTATTCGGTCCAGGTGGACGGCCAGCGCGGGTTCACTTTCGATTATAGCCAGAAACCTTTGATCACCGCCAACCTGGCCAGCGCCCTGCCGACCAACGGCAACCTGTTGCTGGTGGTTTCCACGACCGAAGCCACTTTGACCAAGGCGACGACCGAAACCGTGGACGTGCGGGTGGAGATCGAATCGGCCGCGTTCCCGTTGCCGGCGAGCGCCACGGTGGAAGGGGATTTGACGACGGCTGTTGTCGGTCGCGGGCACGATGGGGCGGCCAATCTGTTGCGGGTGGAAGGAAAGAACAACAACGGAGTGGACGTTTATTTGCAGATCCATGACCAAACCGACCTTGGATTAGAGGACGGCCAAACCCCGGTAGTTACGCAACTGGTGGCAGCCGGCGCGACGTTTGATCTTAGCTTTGGCCGGGACGGGTTGCGGTTTGCGACCGGCATCCAGGTAATTTTCAGCAGCACTGCCGCCACTTTAACCAGCCTGGGCGGGACGGATTACACGGTGCGTTTGACCAGGAACTAACATGAAAAAGCTAATTTTACTGCTGGGGTTGCAATGTTGCTTGGTTTGGGCGGGCCCTAACTCCGGGCCATACCCAACGGCAATAAACTACACCACCGTCACCAACATTGCCACGGCGGTAATGACGGCCGCACCAATCACCCTCACCCCCACCGTCACGACCAACTTGGTGGACTATGGGACAAACACGGTTTATGTCACTGGTAGTGATGATATGAACTGTATTGGCGCTGGGGCGTGGGCTGGGGCGTATGTTTATCAAAATGGCAATTACACCAATGCAACTACCGGAAATTATTTCCATTATGATACGCCTTATTGGTATTTTTACGATGTAAATTGTTGGGGCGAGGACGTTCAACAGAGTAATGAAACCAATGTGTTGTGGTATGCGACATTTGGGCAAATAAATAGCACGTTCACTGACATGGGGACAGTCACGGTAGGGACTAATTCCTATGCCACTAACGGCGTCGTAGCTTGGAACTTCACCAGTGGCAGATTGCAGACTGTTTCCGCGACGAACCTCAATAATCTCTTGGTGATTCTTGGCTCGGCACAATCTGGATATGCTTCCACGTTACGAGTGGATGCCAACAGTAGTGTGAATGTCATCATCACCAACTCGCTCGCTTGGCTGAACGGCAGCGGAGTGACGAACACGGTGACAACAAACACCTACATTTCCGCGCAGGCGTGGTCAACGAATCACGCGGATACAGCGGTGGCAATCAAATCGAAACAATGAAACGCCTAATCGCATTATCTTGTGCGTTGGTTGTAGCGATTGCGGCTTACGCTAAGTCGTTGAGTGACCCTGTGTTTGTGGCTTCTCTTGGGGGAGATATTACGGGATGTGTGTTCTACGCCCCGATGGAGTCTGCTACGGTTTCGATTGGCAATAATCTGACCGTAAATGGCTCGGTGACTTTTACCGCTGGCAAGCACGGTAATGCTGCAACCTTTGACGGGAATGACAGTTATTTGACCGCATTGACTGATGCCAATTTCGCCGCCGCCATCAACGCGCAAACAGTAGAGTTTTGGGTGCGGTATGATTGGCCTCCGGTGAACAGATATTTCTTTGTGGCAAATGAGGATGGGACTTGGTTGCCGGGAATCCTTACCGACTATGGAACGCCAACGCTTGTTGCGTTGATAGCCTACAACGATAGCGTCCAATATTCAACTTATGGGTATCCGTTGCCAGCATCTCCAACCAACGGAACTTGGCATCATCTAGCCTTCACCTTTAACAGTTTTGGGCTGAATGGAAACCGTCAGCAGAAGGTTTACTTGGATGGAGTCTTGGCCGCCGATATTCCGGGTGATGACGTTTATCTAAATGCCAGCAGTTCTCCTATTCGAGCTGACTTTTCAACTTTCGTGATAGGTAAAGAGAAACTAGACGGTAACGAATACTTCACCGGACAGATTGACGAACTAGCCGTCTATAATCGGGAACTTACAGCAGGGGAAATACAAGCCATTTATCAAAGTGGCGGAAACATCAAGCGTAGATTATGAAAACCACACTACTTATCTTGGCACTCACCGCCAGCATTGCGTTGGCCGATACGACGAACATTCAGCGTGTCGCAACTAAAACTATTCCCGCCGCGCAACTGGATGCGGTGCTGGATGGCGCAAGACAGATGGGCATTGAAACTGGTGAGTTTGTGACCACCACGAACTTGAGCCGTATCTTCATTGCGCCGAGCGGCACGAACTTCACCTGTTCGATTGCGATTAAGCCGACTATCAACGAACAAACCGTTACCAGCACCAACGGTGTCTCTGTTACAACGCGCACGGTAACAACTCATCCGGTTGCGCCGCTTACGTTAAGCAGACAGCAGATGCAGGGGTTGTTTAATGCGGGCGTTGGTGTTGCGGGTGACATTCAGCCGCGAGTTACCATCTTCAATTTCCGCAGCATCACCGTTGCGCCGCAGACGAACAGCACGGATTGGAAGATAACTATTCCAATGAAGTAAGTTATGAGCCCCGAACAGGAAGCCAAACTTAACGAGATTCACCGGGCTCTGGTGGGCGAACCCGCGTTCAAGCGCGAGGGGATCATCGAGAAGGTGGAGCGGCATGAAGTTTGGATCTCCAACGCCAAGGTGCGGATTGCGGGCATCATGGGCGGGGCGGCGGTGCTGATGTTTCTGGTGATGAAGGCGGAAAAACTAATCGAATGGGTGATAAAATGAACGACATACCCGGAATCAATTTGCTGCCCGAGAAATGGCGCGGGCCGGTGACGTTGGCCGTGCTGCTATCGCCGTATATCACGCGCGCGTATCACGCCATCGCTACGGGCGGCGGCTTGCGCGGCATCATTAACGCCATCTGGTTCGGCACAAACACCCCCAAGGACAAACAATGAAAACCTATTCCGATCAACCCCGCTGGACGCTATTCGATACGCTTTTTGCCTTGGTGTTCGCCGCGATTCTGGCCATGACCATCCTGGCATCCGGTTGCAAGACGCCCACGCTGGCCGCCGGCGGCAGCTACGCGCAGGCCGGGCAGAAACCGGACCTGGCGCTGTATTC